CATATATTTAATTAAACATGAGTTACACACAAAAAGAAGGGCAAGGTTCCCTATTCAAAAACGACCGCAAAAGTTCACCCGCTCAACCTGATATGACAGGTACAGCCATGGTCAATGGCAAAGAGATGCGCGTTGCTGCATGGAGCAAAGAAGCCAACGGCAAAAAGTTCTTATCCTTAAAGCTATCGGAAGTAGAAAAGCCAAAGGATGAAACACCATCTACACCACCTGAACAAGACACGTTAGAAGGTTTGTTTTGATTGAGTATCTACCGAAACAAAATGAAGCATTGCGCGTGCTGGGTAACTCACACCCGGCACGTGTAGTGTTATTCGGTGGCGCGGCAGGTGGATCAAAATCTTTTATAGGTTGTGCATGGCAGATAAGTAGACGGTTCAAGTATCCCGGCACTCGCGGCCTAATCGGTCGCAGCAAACTGGACACGCTAAAGAAGACCACATTAAAGACTTTCTTTGAGGTTGCGGGCATGCTAGGACTTGCACCGAATGAACACTACACCATCAACAATCAAACGCACGTAATCACTTTTGCAAATGGTAGCGAGATTATTCTCAAAGATTTATTTGCCTACCCATCCGACCCTGAGTTTCATTCGTTAGGTGGTCTTGAGTTGACCGATGCCTACGTAGACGAGTCGGCACAGGTTAGCAAGCGTGCAATAGACATCCTCCAGTCACGTATCCGTTTTAAGCTAAGAGAATACAACCTGCCACCAAAGATGTTACTTACATGCAATCCTTCAAAGGGATGGCTGTATAATGAGTTCTACGCACCATTCAAGAATGATTCGTTGCCGGGACATCTTGCATTTATTCCGTCGCTGCCAACCGATAACCCACACTTGCCTGAAACCTACATCGAAACTTTGGAGCGATTGCCCGAGATAGACAGGCGAAGACTCCTACACGGGGACTGGGAATACGATGAGTCCATAGACAACTTATACCAGTACGATGATTTGGTGCGCTGCTTCCGTGATGAGGAAAGCAAAGGAGATAAGTACATAAGTGCGGATATCGCACGACTAGGAAAAGACCGCACAGTCATTTGTGTGTGGCAAGGCTTGCATCTAATCGAGATACACGAGCTGCGTAAGCAACCCATCACAACAGTTGTAACAAATGTTCGCCAACTTTGTGACAGGCACAGCATCAAATTAAGCAAGGTGATCTGTGATGAGGATGGTGTAGGTGGTGGTGTAGTCGATACCTTAAAGTGTCGCGGCTTTCTCAATGGTGGGCGTGCTAAACAACCCGATAAGTTTACCAATCAAAAAGCTGAGTGCTATTTTAAGCTAGCAGAATTGATAGAGCAGAACAAAGTAGTGTTCAAAGTAGACCGATTCCGGGACGTAATCGTGCAAGAACTGGACATGATACGCAGGCGCACACCTGAAGCAGATGGAAAGCTCGCCGTGATCAGCAAGGACGAGATAGCACGCATGCACGGGAAGTCACCCGACTACGCAGATGCCATAATGATGCGCATGTACTTCGAACTATTCCCGAACTACGGCAGCTATTCGTGGGCGTAGCCTCCTCAATTTTAACAATTTTTAACAAGGTGCGTGTAAGTATTTACGCTACATTTGGCTATCAATTTAAAAACAATACACATGAAAACACTTTGTACTATCCTTCGCTACGTTGTAGCCATTATCGTAATCTTTGCCGTTCTATCTTACTGCCAAGAGTTAAACGATTGCCTTGCTAAGTATTAATCAATAAACAATAACAACATGAACTTTCACAAAGACAACTTGGAAGCACTACAGAAGTTTCAGCAGATGCTCAATGCAGAACCTGATGAACTGGGTATTGAATCAACACCCGACAAGAAAGCACGCACGCTAGTCATTAGCCACGTTGAAACCACATTAGATGAATTATTCTTTGGACACTGGAGAACAGAGAATTTTAAGTGGGCAGTATTAGCCAATGAAGTGCAAGCATCCATTGACCTTGTAGTGATTCACCCTATAAGCGGCTACGAACTGCGCAGGGTAGGTGCTGCTTCGGTTATCATAATGGTTGACCGTGTGCCCGATGGCGTGACCGGGATTGATCGCAATAGATGGGCATTAAACCCCGATAATAAAAAAGCCAATGCAATGGACTTGGCATTTGGTAAACTCAAAGCAGAGTGCCTTAAAAACGCTGCGCTGTCATTAGGTAAGGTGTTTGGCCGTGACCTTAACCGCAAGAACAAGGACACGTATAAGCCATTCAAGTTAAAAGGCGCATTAGGCAGGGGGCACGAACAGGATGTAGCGTATGTGCGCGAACTCATCCAGCAAGCAACCGACCTCACGCAGCTGCTCAAAATCTATAAGGCTTGCAGTCCCGAAGTCCTAGCGGAAGTGGGTGATGAACTCAATGCCAAGAAAGAACAATACGGCATCGAGTAAATGTTAAAATTTGTAGCAGGTGGTTACGCAATGTAACTATCTGCTATATTTACCCCATCAATCAATAACGACATGAACAACACACTATTTAGAGCGTCACAACTAGGTAAGTTGATGACCGATGCTAGGACCAAATCAGGTCTAAGCGAAACAACAAAGAGCGCACTACTTGAAGTCTACATCCAACAGCGATACAATCGCTACAAAGAGATGAGCAATAAGTACATTGAGAAAGGTCTAGCCGTAGAGAATGACGCTATCGATATGTGGCGTAGGCATCGCGGTGAAATCGTATTTAAGAATGAAGAGATGTTTACTAACGAGTGCATCAAAGGCACACCCGATTTGCTTATCAAAGATGATGAAACAGGTCTAGTGGTGAACGTGCCCGATATCAAATCTTCATGGGACATACACACCTTTATGGATGCAATGAAGAATGATATTAGCAAAGACTACTACTGGCAAGGTCAAGCGTATTGCTGGCTCACGGGCGCACCGCGTGCCACGTTCTGCTATGTGCTGGTAAGCGCACCGATTGAAATGATTAACGATGAGAAGTACAGACTATCTCGCAGGTTAAATCTTATTGATCCACAGGGCGACCCTGTATTTTTAAAGAAGGCAAAGAGCATTGAACGCAATATGATATACGATATGCCACGATTCCTGCGCGAATACCCGGATGCAAACCTAGAAACACCGCGCGACGAATGGGCATTTGATATACCCATCGCTGAACGCATACACGAAAAGGTTGTTGAGTTTGATGCAGATGCTATCGCAAAGCTTCAGGAGCGTGTACCGATGTGGCGTGAATACCTTAATACCTTAGCACTATGAGTAAACAAACAGCAGTAGACTGGCTATACAGAACACATTTCTTTAAGAATGGTGAATTAACACAAAGTGATTTTGAATATGCCAAAGCAATGGAGCGAGAGCAAATTGAGCAAGCGTATACACAAGGATGTTGGGATGAAATAGATGAGAGAATGGAATCTCGTGTAGAAGAATCATGTAAGAGATACTACGACGAAACATACAAAGGAGGTGAGCAATGAAAGCAAAAGAAAAGGCATGGCAACTGTACTCGAACTATTTTGACATCATCGAGAATGGTAAGCAAGAAGGCGAGTTAGTTGAGGTACACATTAAAGCCGTAAACGCTGCGCTGTTCTGCGTCAATGAAGCGCTGGCTAATGCGCCTACCGATATCGTAAATGACTTTGAAGGTACCGGGGAATACTACTCAGTCAAAGCCTACTATCAACACGTTAAAAGCGAAATACTAAAACTCAATGCGACAAAGGGTAACTAAATCAGTTGAGGTGCTAAAGGTGGAACGCATTAACCTGCTTACCATGTTTGCAAATGCAAAGACAAAGTATCTTAAAGACAACCTAAACCACAAAATCAAATCGGTCAACAAAGACCTGTACACACTAACTAAAGAAAGTAAATGGCTATGATTGTGGCAAAACGTATAAAGACAGGTGGTAGAAAAAAAGGTACACCAAATAAAAGTAGTGCATCAAAATTACCTTTTCATTTAGAAAAAATTTACGACAAAAAACCAACCGTATACTTAATAAAATGTCATGATCGTTATAAGATTGGAAGAACTAACAATTTATCCGCTAGATTTTTTACTAAAGCAGGTTCTAGTCCGTATCCATATGAATATATATGGCACTTGTATATTGACGAACATGCATTATTAGAAAAAAGTTTGCACAGAATTTTTAAAGAACAAAGAGTGCATTACGAATGGTTTAATCTTTCAAATGACCAAGTAGAAGACATCAAAAAAATTACATGTATTGATGATGTTGTTTTCCTTACTGGTTTATTTAAACATAAATAAAATATAAAAATTATGGAACAAGAAAAAAAAGAAACGGCACTGCGTACACTTAGCAAGTCACTACGCAAAAGATTCCAAGGCGCATCGGTCAACATCTCATGGGTGGAACTGGATGCGTTCATGATGAAAGCACAAACGCGTGAAATGACAAACCTTATTAATGCCTACAACGAAGGCTACACAGATTGCA